CTGCTTATCAACAACAAGATTCAGCATTTGATATAAAGGAGGTTGATGGTGCACCTTTCTAAATTAAAAAAAGGAATGCAGAGTGAACAAATAGCCATATTACATTTAATAGAAAAAGGTTATTTTGTTTTTAAAAATCTATATGGAGTTGGACCTGCTGACCTCATAGCAATAAATGAAAAAGGAGCAGTAGAAATATTTGATGTAAAGACTGAAAGCTATCGTAAGACCTGGAAACCAGGAACACGTATATGTAGACGATTAACTCAAGAACAAAAAAGATTAAAGATGAAATTTATATTTGTAGATAAGGATGGCACATGCAAAGTAAGACAAAGATAATACTAGGTCCTCCTGGTACAGGGAAGACACACAACTTATTAAATTTAGTTGAACAAGAATTAGCTAAAGGTACACCACCGGATCGTATTGCATTTGTAGCTTTTACAAAGAAAGCTGCCAGTGAAGCAAGGGACCGGGCAATGAAGAAGTTTAATTTAGAGGAACAACATCTTCCATATTTTAGAACTTTACACTCATTTGCTTTTAATCAATTAGGGTTAACAAAGTCAGAGGTAATGTCACGCGACAATTACAAAGAGTTTGGTCAAACGTTTGGTATGGATTTAGGTTCTGTATCTGATGGTGTTGATTCTGGTGGAGTGTTTACAGTTGATAATAAGCTATTATCAGAGGTTAATTTAGCTAGAATGAAATGTATGGATCTAGAGCACCATTATAATGACTCTAATTTAGACGTTTCTTGGCACGCATTGTTGAGGGCTCAACGTTCTATTGAAGAATTTAAAAAGAAAAAAGAAGTATTAGATTTTACAGACATGATAGAAATGTACATTGAAGCAGGAATGATTCCAAAGTTAGATGTAGTTTTTATAGATGAGGCGCAAGACTTATGTAAGTTACAATGGCGTATGGTACATAAGATATGTCAAAATGCTAAACAAGTTTATGTAAGTGGTGATGATGATCAGGCTATTTATCGTTGGGCTGGTGCAGATGTAGAGCATCTTATTAGATTAAACGGGGAGAGAGAAGTATTACAACAATCATATAGATGTGCACAAGTTATACAAAACTGTTCACAAAGAATTATAGGACGTGTACGTAATCGCATACCTAAAAAATGGTATGGTACAAAGAATAAAGGGTTAGTTAAGTATCATTCTTATCCGGATAGTGTAGATGTAGGGGATGAGAATTGGCTTATTATGGCAAGAACTAATTATTTATTAGATGAGATTGAACGTGACATACGATTACAAGGATTATTTTATAAAAGAAATAATCGTTTACCTATATCGCAGAAATTATTAAATGCTACAAGCGCATGGAAGAAATTAAATCAAGGTGGACACATAGAATTAACAGATGTGAAAGATATATATTCTTACATGTCTTCAGAAATAGGAATAGAGCGTGGTCATAAGAATCTTAGAACAGCAAACAAGGAACAATACGAGCTAGAAGAGTTAGTCATGCATCACGGATTACTTATGGGAGGTAGACCATGGGATGTCGCTTTTGATAAAGTAGGCACGCGTGATAAAGAATTCTTAAGGTCTATTGAAACGAGGAACAAGGATTTTACTAAGAGTGACCCAAAGATTCATTTAAGCACCATTCATGGTGCTAAAGGAGGAGAAGCAGATAATGTAATGTTGCTGACAGACTTATCAAGAAAGTCACAAGAAGCAATGGAAAAGGATTCAGATGATGAATGCCGTGTGTTTTATGTAGCAGCCACACGTGCTCGTAATGAGCTACATATAGTACAACCACAAAGAGATGGAGGGTTCGTTATATGAACAAGAGTGAAATATTATTAAAAGCCGCTGAGTTAGTCAACGGTGGAAGACAAGAAACACATGGAGATACTAAAATCAACCATGAACAAATTGCAGAGTTTTGGAATGTATTTTTAGATGAAAAGCTTAAGCCATGTATTGCTATTACTGCTGATGAAGTAGCAACGATGATGGCATTATTAAAAATATCAAGATCACAAAGAGGTAAAGCTAACGTAGATGATTACGTAGATGCTTCAGCGTACATGGCAATAGCAGGAGAACTAAAACATGACAATTAATTCAGATTGGATAGCGCCCACGGAATTCCCGGATCTAAGTAATCGGGAGAAAATAGCAATTGACTTAGAAACATGTGACCCAGGATTAATTAAAGATGGTCCTGGGTGGCCTAAAAAGATAGGTGCTGTTATTGGTATAGCAGTAGCTGCTAATGGATTTAAAGCTTACTATCCTATTGCACACGAAGGTGGTGGTAACATGGATAGCAAGAAAGTTATTAAGTATATTAAATCTTTATGTGAAGATGAAAAACTAGAAAAAGTATTTCATAATGCTCAATACGATATAGGTTGGTTAAGTGTACTAGGTATAGAGGTTAAAGGTCGTATTCATGACACAATGGTAGCGATGGCGCTTATTGATGAGAATAGATTTTCCTATACATTAAATAGTATATCTTTTGATTACCTTGGTGAATTTAAGAGTGAAGCTAAACTTAAAGAAGCAGCGGCATCATTTGGTGTAGATGCAAAGGCTGAAATGTATAAATTACCGGCTACATTTGTAGGAGAGTATGCTGAGGAAGACGCAAGGCTAACGCTAAAGTTGTATGAGAAATTAGCATGGGAGATTAAGAAGGATAATCTTGATACAATATATGATATTGAGTGTAGATTAATCCGTGTAATATTTAACATGACAAAGAAAGGTGTGAGATTTGATACAGATAAAGTTTTAGATCTAAATGATAAATTTAGAAACAAGGAAAAGAAACTTTTAAAAAGAATAAAGGATTTAACTAACCAGGACGTAGAGATATGGGCTGCGGCTTCTATTGCCAAAGCTTTTGATTCTATGAATTTACCATACGAGAGGACTGCTAAAACAGATTCTCCATCATTTACGAAGATGTTTCTAACTGACCACCCACACGAGCTACCTCGTCTCATAATGCAGGCACGTGAGCTCAATAAATTACGTGGCACTTTCTTACAAGGTCTGTTAAAACACAACACAAATGGTAGAATTCACGCGCACATTAATCAAATTAGATCTGATAGCGGTGGTACTGTATCTGGTAGATTTAGTTACAATCATCCTAATTTGCAGCAGATACCGAGTCGCGGTCAATTTGCTAAAGAGATACGGAAATTATTTATCCCGGAAATTGGAGAGTATTGGCTTAAAGCAGACTACTCGCAACAAGAGCCCAGGTTACTTACGCATTGGGCGTGCCTCGTCGGACAATTGGGCGCTGAAGAAGTTAAAGAAGCCTATAAGAAAAGTGATCTTGATTTTCACCAACAAACGGCAGACATGGCAGGGGTCGAAAGAAGACTAGCTAAGACTATTGGTTTAGGTGTAATGTATGGCATGGGTTATAACAAAATGGCTCGTGAGTTAGATATAGATCCACAGGATGCCAAGAAAATGTTAAAAGATTTCCGCGAAAGAGTACCTTTTATGCAAGGAATGCTAGAGGCGGTGATGAATCGTGCTAATTCTAAGGGCATTATTCGTACATTACTGGGTCGTAAATGTAGATTTGATCTGTGGGAACCTACACAGTGGGGAGTACATAAAGCATTACCTCACAATCAAGCCAAAGTAGAATATGGAGAAGCAATAAAAAGAGCTGGAACATACAAAGCTTTAAACAGATTGATTCAAGGATCAGCAGCAGATCAGACTAAGAAAGCCATGGTAGATGTATATGAGGAACTAGGTGTAATACCTTTAATACAAGTACACGATGAGTTAGATTGTTCTGTTAAAGATGAGAAACAAGCTAAAGAAATACAACGTGTCATGGAGACATGTGTAGAACTAGAAGTACCTTCCAAGGCAGATATAGATCTTGGGGAAAGTTGGGGTGGATGAACTGGATTTGTGTCACATTAATGGTTTGTATAGGTTTGAATCCTACTATGGATTACACCAATAATGATGAATTTATAGATGACGTAAGTGCGTGTGCATTACATCTTAATGCTATGTATTCAGAAGAAGAAAGGGTCCCAGTAAATTTAGTTATAGCTCAAGCTATACATGAATCTAACTGGGGTAAATCAAGGTTTGCTGTGGAGGGTAATAACCTCCTTGGAATCCGCACGTTTGACCCATCAGATGATCAACTAAAGCCGCTAAATAATCCTAATGCAAGCTGGGGGCTTAGGATCTTTGAGACAAAGTGCGAATCCATATCTTACTATATGGACTTACTCAATAATAACCATCATTATAAACAATTCAGAGAAGAAAGATTATTACAGTATTTCAATGAGATAGTTGACTTAGAGAAGTTAGCTATGACACTTGCAATATATGCAGAAGATGTATATTATACGCAAAAAATCATCCGTACATTAAAGAAGTTGGAGGCCTATGACAGAGACTAGAAAACCCGGGTACAAAGAACAAGGCAAAAGCCGTGCGGCTAATCAGAAAGCTGTGAACGGAGTTAAGCCTGGATTTGCTATTAATCATGAACAAATGGAGTTTGAAAGACGTAAGCTTTTACAGGAAATGTCTGGTAAAATGTCTCCGGATAGAAAGCAATTAAACATGATGGCTGCAGTAGCAGCTACAGAAGAACCAAAATATTTTAAAACAACTAATTTACTAAAGAATGGTAACCGTGCAGAATACGACAGCACTGAAGGTAAAGGCGAACAGCGTGAACCAACTATGCGTATTCTATCACTAGGAGCT